GAAGCCAGAGCTGCGCCTTTAGCACCAAGTACAGCGAAACCACCAATGGCTAGAGGTACAAGTTCTTGTAAGGCTTCAACACCGATGTACTCAGCAAGAAACGCGCTAGGGTGCGATTTAGCGGCACCAGCAATAGTTTTGACTTTATCAAACGCTCGTTCGTACCATGCAGCATCTTCTGACAAATCCGATGGTGCATTCATCATTTCTTCGAGCTTACCTAGTGCTTCTTTGTATTCTTTAGTGTTACCTGCGGCTCCCACATCTTGTAATTGCTGTGCAAATTTACCTAACGCTGTACTGTCTGGAGCAATACCAACTAGAGTAGACATGGCGTTAAAGGCATCTAACATACCGCCACCAGCTTTCATAGCGTTGGCAAGAAAATTCTGAGCGTCAAAACTTACTATCCCCATATTAATCTGGGTATCATGGCTTTCTGTCCAATTAAAGAGATTTTGAGCCACATTTATAAGGCTATCGGACCAACCGAATCCTTCTTGCACTTCTTCCCACGATGTACCTTCTCGAACAGCAGTAAAAGCTATATCTGCCTGTTGTTGCTCAGTCATATAGTCTGAATTACTATACTCAGTAATGAGAATCTCCATAACCTGAGTATGAGTGTCGGTACGCCCGTCTATATCAACCCACTGGTATGAAGTAGGGCGACCATCAATTACTACTAATTGTCGAGTTATCCAACCTGCTTCGGGGTCCCAACGAGTCATTTCTTCTGGCATCTGCCATTCTATTCCGGTTGGGGGATAGCTAAGTCGAGCTTCTCCAGAAACAACATTTGCTGCGGTAACACCCTCTCCTAGCCCAATCAAGTACCTTTCACCGTCGGGATTACGAGCGGCTTGATCCAATGCCAATACTTCTTCAGCGGTCATTTCAGTACCAACCGCTACGTCTCGCATGTCGTAACCTAGATCAGCTAGCGTGCCTATTTGCTCAGCAGTTAAACCATCACCTGTTTGATAGTCGTTGCTAGGATCAGACGTGATCATTCCAGCCCATTGCTTGAATATATCTGCTTGGAGTTCAGTGTTGTTTAATAGTTCTTGTATTTGTTGAGGAGTATCGTACCCCGCGTCACTAATAAGCTGATTTAGAATATCTACATGAGACTGACTTAGGTTATGCAATAACGAATTTTCTCCAACACCAAACCCATCCGACATTATTGATGTCATTAAAGTGTCTTTGTATTCTCCCATAGCAGCATCGCGCTGTTCAAAATTAGTGTAGACGTTAGCGTGCTGCCCTTCTCTTAAGAAGTGCGTGTAGGGGTCTACATCATCTGCTAAGTTGTTAAGCTGTCTGTACTGGTCGGCATTAAAACCGGGGTCCATTGCACTAACAAAGTATCCTTGAGTTTGGTCAAATACAGGAACAAGCTCTCCATCTAGTCTTTCAGCACTTATTTGTAGGTTATTTTGAGCAGCAATAATGTCTTCTTCTAACGTGTTGAACAAAGCATGGTCTTCTTCAATTAGAGGGATCAGCCGATTAATATCATCTTCGTATCCCAGCTCAACGAGGTCGTTATATTCTGCGAGCGCAGCTTTAACATCTGCTTCTGCTTCGGCAATAACCGCCTCCATATTTTTTGCTGCCTCCATTTGGAGCCACGGACTATCGCCCGCTTCCGCTACTTCTCTACTAAGCTCCTGCGCACGTTCTTTAGCCTCGTTTAATGCCTCCCATCGAGTCTTTAAGGCATCGTATTTTTCTTTAAATTCGGCGTAATTGGAACCAAGACGGGGACCAACTACATCAATTTGATCCGCAAGCTCAGCAACTGCTTGGTAGTCTCCAGAGATTCGATCTAGTGTATTCCCAATAAAATCCCCAAAGCCAGAGTTTTCGATTTGGTCGTGCAGTTCTGTCATTCCGTACGCAGATAAAACACCCATAAGTTGAGCAGCAGCTTCTTCTCCGGTGCCACCAGACAGTGCTATAGCCGCAGTGCGCTGAAATGCCGCAGTAATGAACCCTATCTCCTTATCACCAATGTCAGGATTAGTAACAATATAGTCGCGTACAAGCTGAGTTGTTATCAGGCCACGTGTTAACGCAGTAGCCATTAGTTCCGGTGTAATTTCTTGCCCAGTAAGTTCAGCAGTGATTGATGCACCAATCATATTTTGAACAACATTCGGTATAGCTTGGGTAGTTCTTTGGCCTGTGTCGGGGTTAGTGATTTCTACCTCCCAACCCAGTTGTTCGCCAATTTGACCTAGCCCTGCGGATACCGCAGCGGTGAGTCCTCCTCTAGCAAATGCTTTAAGTGGGTCTTCGCCATAAATTATGGCTTGTGTAGCGGCAACCGTACCTTGCGTAATTGCTTGTACTGCTACTGCTTTAACACCTTCGCTAAGAGCTTCACCAATAACTTCGTCAACATAAGGTGCGGTATGTTGTGCAACTTCACCACCAATTGCTTGCGCCACATAGGACACAGCAACAGCTTTAAGTACGTCACCAATGTCTTCACCACTGGCGGCGGCTGAAGCACCATCAATTAACGGTATGAGATATGCAGTATTGGTGGCGATAGCTACAGCTTTAGCTACTGTCGCTATCGGATCATCAGCTAGGGCCGCTATAGTATCACCGAGAAAAAAAACAACAGGTTCTAGAATTTCATCGAAGACAAATTCAGTAGCATCCTGAGCTGTGCCATGAACCCATTCTATTACGGGTCTTATTACGGTATCGACGATAACACTCAATTTACAACCCTCGCATCAATGGTTTCTTACCAAGTCGCATGAACACCACATACTTATCGGTATTTCTGTACTTACCAATTGAAATCTCAGTATCCTGCTGGTCTGCGCGGCGCTTAAACAGCTTAAAGCCATTTAGAAACACAGGGCCATAGAACTCTGTTGTATAGTGCGTGATGCCCTTTTGCTGTAAATACGTAAAATACTTAAACCCATTTACGATGAAGTTCCGTCCCGTATCGACATTAAAAGCTCGCCCTACCGCCTTCTTCTTGCTCTTGCCTTTACCCATATGGGCTACAAAAACAGTATTACCAATCTGTACAAGATCGGTCCGAGGTAATGTAAACTCCATTCCAACTGCTGCTAGTACAACTTCTTTTGGATACTTTAGGTCTGGTATATTGTACGCTGACATAGCAACAATCTCAGGCCCTTTAAGCAATTTCTCCTTACTGTCTACAATTTCCACTTTACACCTCCCGTGAAAACAACGCAGCCGAGTATATGTTACCCATGCCAGCAGCAAGACTGAGCATTAGGCCCTCGGGAATGGGGGCGTCAGAAGACAAGAACACAGAATCATCCTGAGTCCTGTTTAGGATTTTCGGCACAAAGCCGCTTTTTAGGTCGCGTAGCAACAATCCAGTCTCCAATAGTCCGCTAGCACCCATTGTATGTCCAATACGTGGTTTGTAGGATGTTGCTACAAACTCGTTTAGAGAACGTAGGAGTGCCGATTTTTCCGCAGCATTGTTGACTGGCGTACCAGTTCCATGCGTTTTAACTAACCTTACATTATTTTGATGTGCTTTGGCTACAAATAATGCACCTTCGATAGCTTTACTAAAGCCAGACCCGTCTTGGCGTTGCCCTAGAGGGTTTGTATTATCCTCTGCGGAGCTGTACGCGCCAATGAATTTAGCTAAAGGATCAGCCATGCCCGCGTGTTCCTTCTCAAATATAGCAACTACAGCGCCTTGTCCAATATGAAATCCTTGGTTCTTATCATCAAATGCAGAAGGCTGTCGCTCTCCTTCGTCTTTGTATTGCAAACTTGCACCTGCTTCACCAAAGAACTCTAGGACGAGGTTGTTCACACTATCTTCACCACTAAATACAATAACTCGATCAAATCCATAGTTATCCATCAATGTTTGCATATTCATTAGTACATGTAGGCTAGAAGCACAAGCACTAGCGTCTGTTGATACGTGGTCGTGAACACCAAACATACTTGCTATACGCCCTGCATAGATATTAGTAAGTACAATAAACGGCACTTTAACTTTGTAATGCAGTTGCGTATCAGGGTTTTTATCGTACCGCCCGTTGTTAACCATCCAGCCTTGATTACCAGCGGCAAAGATAAATCCAGTCTTACCTTTGACAGGGTTGTCAGCTACATAGCTACGCAACTCGTCGTCAATAAGGCTTTCTATCAACACATGGGGTGGGTACTTTAATCCAGATTTTGCTCTACGGAACGTATCCGGTAGGATGTGAGCGTGCTGGGGGTAGGGTATATCGTCAATTAGAGTGGTATCGGTCGTACACGTTGTGCGGCACTGAGTCATGTAAATCATGATAGCTCCTTCACAAGTGCTTTAATCGAATCAAACTCGTCTTCGGGGTCTTTAGTTTTATGCTTAAATATAAAGTTTCTTAGTAACTCTACACTTTCGTAGGGCCAAGAATCGTTTAGTTCTTCGTCTTCAGGAATGCCGTAAGCCTCCCCAAGTACAAAAAAAATTAATGTTACGTCCAAACTATCAAGATTAGTTACATCTTCAGTTATTGGAGTTTCTAGGGATTCGGCAGGTATGAAGTCTTTAGTGACTACTTTTTGCGCTGCGCTGACAGCGTTAAACAACTCTAAAAAATCAAAGGTCATGGTTCGCTCCTGTTACAGGGACTAACCAGTATAGATGGTAGATTACATTAGGCAAGCACACACTATGAGTTGCTAACAAATGATATATCAATGGATGCCGATGGCACACCGGGGTGAGGTGATGTTGCCCCCTCTGTATGCAAGTTTAGTTGTGTGTCCCCAGTTGCCCAGTAAATTTCTATGTAATCGTCTGCGGTCAAATCTACAGTAAACCCCCAGTACGCAACGTAATCGTCGTTACCTTGTACATCAAACCTATGACCTGAATACGCTATTGTAGAACCATTTTTCTGCTCCCATACAGTAACAGAAGTTGCACTGGAATTATTATGTTCGAGTTGTAACGTCACATCAAACTTGTAAGTGCCGGGATTTTGGACGTTTATTCGGCTGTTATTAGAGAGTGTAACCTTACTACTGTACACCGTGGTGTTAAACGTCACTGCATATCCGGTATTAACATTGGAGGCAGCTTGGTCTTGTGTGCTGTAGAAAGCACCGCAAGGCATATATAGGAACTTGCCCCCACTTTCGGTGCTAAATAGGTTGTTAAGCGAGTTAATAAATCGATTAAAAAACAACCGCAAAACATTACTGTTTTGGTCCATAAACGAACGTTGGTACTCTTCAGGCGCTAAAGGTAACGCGGGCGGTTCTGTTCGCTCAATGTCATTAGCCATTAGCGCTTCCCGTCAGGGCGCATATCTACTCTAGGAGAGCCAAGTTGCCATTTAACTCCAAGATCAGCAGATTCCATTTGGATGGACATCTGCCGTCCACGAACGCGAGTATTTACCTGTCCTGTAAACTGTTCAATAGGCACCGTAGCCGTACGTGTTACCGTACCTGATGCACTGCCTCCTTCTGAATACGGACTATTATAACCTGATCCTGAGTTGGCTAGAGGGAGCAAAGTCATTGTTGCGCTAGGAGAAGTAGCGGTAGACCCTGTAAATGTAACGTCAGGTATTATGCGCCACACAAACGCAAACCTGTCTCCATCGTCAATATCAAACTGCCCAGAGGTAATAGTTGCTGCAATTGGTGCAGTTACACTTGTTTGGTTATCATCTGTACCCTGTTCATGATTAACAAGGTTATAACTATAGGTCGCGGCAAGTGGAAAATCACGTAATCCAGAATCTAACCACGCTGTACGCGCTAGAGTACCGTAATACCATGTCTGTTCAAGGT